GAGAAGTAGAAGAAGGAGATATAATTTGTTCTGTAGATGGTAAGTTTCAAATAGTAGAAGGAGTTTTTGAAAAGGGTGAGCGAGAAATTTATGAAGTAAGGTTTATGGATGGTAGAGTAGTTGAGTGTTGTGAAGATCACTTATGGACTGTCTTTACGAATAATGGAAAACAGTTAACTACTACTACTAAAAACCTAATAGAATCTAATAAGATTTATGTAAAGAAAGGTTCGGGTGTATCTCAATACGGATATTATGTTCCGATAGCAAAAGTAGATTTTCAAGAAAAAGAACTACCAATAGACCCTTATCTGTTAGGGTTAATTTTAGGAGATGGTAGTATATCTACTAGAACTATAAAAATAACTTTAGCTTTACACGAAGATTTTATATTAGAAAAATTACCAGCAGGATTGAAACATTCGGTTGCTATAAACCCTAAGAAAAACTGTCTAAATATTACTTTAAATGGTAAAGAGATAAGAAACAAGCTTAAAGAGTTAGGGTTGTTTGGTAAAAAAAGTGGTAGTAAATTTATACCCGATATTTATCTTTATAATTCAAAACATAATCGTAAAAAACTATTAGAGGGTTTATTAGATTCAGATGGTCACATTAATAAGAAAGACAGATTTGAGTATAGCACTATTAGTAAAAATCTTTATAAAGGATTTTGTGAACTTGTTAGAGGACTTGGTTATTCAATATATACTAGAATTCATTTTAGAGACAATGATAAATCTTCTTATTCTCAAACCCCAATATATAGAATAACTCAGTTAAAAGGATATAAATATGGAAATAAAATAGTTTCCATATTACCAACAGGAACTAGAACTCAGATGAGATGTATTAAGGTTTCTAACGAAAATAATTTATACGTTACTGATAATTATGTTGTAACTCACAATACTACTCTCACCTCCCTCTTCGTAAAAGAATTTACTGAAAAGCTATTTAAAGAAATAGAGAATGGTGCTGAAGTTAATGATCTTCTTGATAGTACTAGACTACTTATTGCTGATGTTGCAAGTTATCTTAAAGCACAGGCTAAGCAAATAGAAAGTACTCAGGATGTTTATAATATTGCTTTTACTTCATGTAAGAACCCTAAGCTTGCTACTCTTATCCAGAATGTTTATAAGAAATCAGGTTTAGATGCTAGGATTACTCTTAACAAAAGTACTGAACACAGGGAGACTTATGTAGAGCATACTGAAGGATTGACTATGTATGATGGAATGATTAATGATTACTTTGCTAATCAGGATGATGGTTCCTGTGTATTTGAGAAACCTGAATTTTGGATTGAGGATAAATATTTCAATCTGGTTGATGAGATTAAAGAGGTATTGGATGATAATCATACTAGAAAAGTTCCTCTTGTTATTATTGGTAAGAACTTCTCACAAGCTGTTATTCAGCACTGTTTGAGAAATAAAGTTGGGCCACAAAATCTACAGATATGTTTGGTTAAACTTCCTGGGTTTGGTAGTCAAGCAATCAAGGAGAATATTGCAGATATGAAAGTCTTTATTACTAATGGTTCTGCTAACAGAGTTCATATTACCAGAGAGACTATTACTATCTATAATAATCCTGCAAAACAATCTATGAAAAGAAGATTGGCTCAACTTGAGGCTAAAGCAGAGAATGCTACTGAGGAATTTGACCAAAGAGATTTCTTGACTAGAATAGCTAATTTGCAACAGAAGTCTGCTATCATTCATGTTGGTGGTATTACTGAGAAGTCCAGAGATGAAGAGTATGATAGAATTGAGGATGCTATAGGAGCAGTTAAATCTGCTACTGTATTAGGATATGTTCCTGGTACTGGTTTATCGCTATTCAAATACACATTTTCTAATGTCTCTCCAACATGGTTTAATAGTGTACTACAAACTCCATTTGAGAAGATATTAAATAATGCTAACATTAAAGCGTTACCTATAGAACCAAATGGAAATGCTTGGATACCATTTAATGTTAGAACAAAGCAATACGACGAGTCTTTAATTGATCCTGTGTATGTTATTATCACAGCTCTGGAGAACAGTTTTGCACTTGCCGAATTATTAGTCAATGTTTCATATGTTTTGTACGATTAATTTTAATTCGTTTCTATTTATATGTAATTTTGTGGATTATATGAAACAAAATAAAGATGGTAAACTTAAAAGTCTCTGAGAAGGAGAAATACAAGGATGATAATCAGTGGTTCAAAGATTATATGAATCATATAGCACCATTTGGTAGTAATCAGTCACCTGATTATGATAAGATGTCTAAGTGCTATAGGGCTGTTAATATGGACTTGACTGATTTTAAAGATAGTATTAAGTTATTCTGCAATCCGCTTGGAGAGTTAGTTGATACTATGGTTGATGATCTGGTTGCTTATCCTGAATTGAAGAATAAACTTTCTACTCTTAAGGGTGAGTTGATTAAAAGAAATGACCAGATGAGATTACAGTTATTAACTGCTCAAGCTAAGAGAGCTAAAAATGAAGAGTTGATAGGAGAACTTCAAGCCACAGTAGATGAGAAGTTAGGTCTTGAGTTAATGGGTTTGCAGGAACAAATGGCTGGTATGCCTCAAGAAGAAGTTCAGCAGTTTGTTGCTCAACTTAGGTCTAAGCATGAGCCAGAAGATTTGTTGAGTAAAGATTGGCTTTCTGAGCTTGAGATATTCTATAACAAAGGTTTGAAGTTCTGTTATCAGGATCAGGAGGTTAAATTTAAACAGGCTGATACTATAGAAGATGCTGCTACAGCAGATAGAATGTTTGTGGCTAATGTGTGGAAGCATGGTAAACCTACTATTGAGGTAAGAAATACTCTGCATACTGACTTTCATAAGAATCCTAATGAACCTATGATTCATAAAGGTGATTGGATTGCTTATAGAAAAGCTATTACTATTGCTGATGCTATTGCTAGTTATAATCTAACTGATAAGCAGATAGAGGATATTGGTGGAGCTGCTGGTGGAAATAATTATAAGCAGTATAAGACTATTCATGGCTCTATGCAAGCTCAGACTGAGAGAGAGTATGACCATAGTTATGATTCTATTAGAGAGGCTTTAGTTAGTCCTAATAGAGATGATAAGACTGAAGGTTTGAATCAGGCTGATAGTTATAGTATGTCTCTTAGACATGGTTTAATTTATGAAACTCACTTTGAGTTTAAGGCTTTTAAGAAGATTATCTTTCTAAGTTATTTTGATGAAGAAGGTAAACAAATAGTAGAAGTACTTAGTTCTGAATTTGAGATTCCCAAAGAGGCTAAGAAAGAGAAGTATGATAATAGGTTTGACCAAGAGACTTTTAGATATGTCTGGTTTGATAAACTCTCCAATACTGAATTTCAGGCTGAAGAGTTATGGATTCCCAGAGCTTATGAAGTTATTAGATTAGGTGGTGATGTTTATCCTATTGCCAGGGAAGTTCCTTATCAAGAGGTTAATGTTGAAGACCCATTTGGTAGTTTTGAGTTAAGTACTAAAGGTGCTATATTTAATGCTAGAAATGCTCAATCAGTATCCTTAGTAGAACAAGCCCTTCCTTCTTACTTTCAATATTGTTACATTAAGCATGTACAGAATAGAGAGTTAAGTAAGTATCAGGGTTTTATTCATTCGGTGGATGTAGATCAAATACCTGATTCTTTAGGTGCTGATGCAGAGGGTAAGAATGTTAATATTAAGGATGCTGTATCTAGATACTTTGCTATTCTTAGAAAGAGTAATAGAGATTTATATTCTGGTAGTCAGGGTACTTTAGGTGGTTTACCTCCTAGTACCAGAAGTCCTGGGTCTAATGGATTTACTATTGGTACTGCTATTGAGCTAATGAATCTTGAGAATCTTGCTCAGATTATAAGCAGAAATATTAGTATGTCTATGGGTATTAGTCCTCAAAGAGAAGCTAATTATACTCAGGGTACTAATGTATCAGATAATCAGCAAGCAGTAATTAACTCTTATACTATTACTGAACCTCTGTTCTATAGACATTCTATGATATGGAAAGATGTTCTTAGTAGATGGTTGAAGGATTTTAGAAAGTATTGTCAAGTGCAGATGGAAGTTCATAATCTTAAGGATTTGAGCTTTGAGATTTGGCTACCAGATGGAACTTCTGAATTGCTTAAAGTTACTCCTAAAAGCTTAGAACATGCTGATATAGGTTTATTCTTGGTTAGTAATTCTGCTGCTGATAAATATTCTGAAATGATGATGTCTATGGCCCACGCATTTGCACAAAATGCCGGTGAGGGAGTAACAGCAGTAAGCCAGATTATCAAAGACATTGTATCTGGCGCTAGTCCCGAAGAAATTCACAAGAGGATTAAAATTGAAGAACAAAAGACACATGATAGACAGGTACAACTAAGTCAGCAACAGTCTGAATCTCAAATGCAACTCCAACAAATGCAGCAAGAAGCTCAAGCACAGTTACAAGAATTTGAGCATTCTATGATGGTTGAAAAGCTTGCTATTGAGAAGGAAACAAAAATCCAGGTGGCGACCATACAAGCATTAGGTTTCTCGGAGAATAAAGATGCAGACAATGACGGAGTTTTGGATATTTTTGAGCAACAGGATATGGCACTTAAAAGCCGGAAATTAGACTTGGAAGTAAAAAAACAGGCTGATACGGTTGAACTTAAAAAGGAAGAGTTAAGTATTAAGAAAAAAGCTCTTAATAAAAAACCTAGTAAGTAATGGGATTAATCTACAGAACTACCAATTTAATTAATGGTAAGATGTATATAGGTAAACAGGTTAACGAGAAGAGAAAAGATTATCTTGGGAGTGGTGTAGCATTTACACACGCACTTAAGAAGTATGGTAGAAAGTGTTTTAGTAGAGAAGTATTAATATCTGGAATTGAGAATCAGCGAGAATTATCTGATATTGAAATATATTATATTGGATATTATTGTGCCCAACAATCAAAGATGTATTATAATATTTCTGGTGGTGGGGATACTCCTAGAAATATTCCTAGATCACAGTGGTCTGAAGAACGTAAAAAGAAATTTAGTGAAGATTGTAAAATTAGATATAATACTCCTGAAGCTAAAGAAAGATTTTCAAGACAGCATTTAGGTTTTAGGCATTCTGAAGAATCTAAGAGAAAAATGTCGGTTAAGAAAGCAGATAAGAATAGTCCTCTTAACAAAGAAATAAATCAATATGATTTAGATGGTAACTTTCTACAAACTTTTTATTCAGCTAAAGAAGCACTTAGAGTTGTAGGTGGTAAATCAAGTGGTCTTATATCTGATGTATGTAATGGAAAGAAACATACTTATACTGCTTATGGCTACAGATGGAAATACAAAGAACCTACAAGCAAGTCTTAGCAGGTTTTATAAATAAAGAATCCATTGTTAAAATCTTCACCTATTTTTGATGTAATATTGAATTAGGTGAAGTAATGTTTTACTTTTACATTATAATTTAAACATAAGAACATAAACTCCATTAAATCCTGACCAACAGGTACAGAATTAATAAGTTCACCTTTAAGCTTATTTGGTAGTTCATTTAGTTGTTCTTCAATCCAAGTGAATGTACCATCGAATTTATTAT